ACTGACCACAAGGAAGTAATAGTTCGGAGCCACCATCAGAATATTGATATTTGTCACCAGGAGACCAACCCTTCAATGCAGAATGAAAAACCACCGTCCCATTGTCGAGGCGGTTGGCTTTCATCATATTGAAACAAGTCATTTATAACCGTGTACCCGTTCGCATGTTAGGACGTGTACGGTTCGCACGGTGTACGCCCGTGCTATTTTTGAAGCTTCGCTTCGAGTTTTTAGATTTCATTTTGTAACGTTTTTTCATTTCTATAGGTCCTCCAGAAAAGTATATAAGTAAATACTAAAGTAAGTAGAGGTACTAGCGTACCATTAAGACAGACAGGATGTAAACACCTGTCAGTCAGTACAGTTAGATCAAGTAGAGGATGTACTGACCGATTGTAGAAATCGCCCTCCGGGAGTCTGACGCGCTACGCTTGTCTGCCCCGCCAATGCGGCGGGGCGAAGAAAAGCCCCACCACAAGGGCGGGGCTAGTATCCAGCTTCTACGCCCGAGGAGAGGCGCAGGAGGAGTCTCTGGATTAGGGTGCAGCAGTAGCAGCAGGTGCAGCAGGATCAGGAACAACCGGATCTGCTGGCATTACGATCACTTCGATAGGCGAAGTGTCGGGTTCAGGGGCTGGTTCTATCCAGCCTCTTTTTATGAGATCTTCTCGATTCTCAGGATTTTGAACAAAGTCCATATATTTTGCGGCTGAATTTTCAAATTCATCACGCGTTTTAGCAGGTAGAGATTCGAAGGCAGAGTTGCCAATAGCAACCATCTCAGCCATCTCCTGGAAGTTATTATAAGGGTTTGTATCGTACGATAAAGCAGTCACCTTTAAGGTTTCTGCAATACGATCAACACCTTGTTTTGCGACAATGTCGTTTATATCAACAGCACCTTTATGATTTTGTTCAGTTCGATTTTCCTCACCATTTTCGATAGCCAATTGACTATCAATGACAACGCGAGTGCGTATTAATTTACCTTTTTCGTCGAATCTTGCAAAAGACATTATTTTGTTCTCCTATTAAATTTATTTTTATAAAACGCACGTTTTTCTTTTGAGGTCATTGGATGATTTTTACCAAGTCTGGCACGAACTAAGCGTTTGCGTTTACCAGCATCGACGGCCAATTTTGCTTTTGCAGCAGTTCTACCAACCCATTGACTCGCACTTTTAAAAGCTCGTACACCACCACCGATAAGATCACCTGCTTCATTACCCAATTCAGTCGCAGGTTTCAAAGCACCTTCTTTCGCCGTAGTAAGCGAAGTATTTGCATTAATACCTTTAATTTCGGCTTTCGCACGAGTAATAGCAAGAGCAGACGATACACCAGTTTCCAACGCATTTTTTATCTCCGGTTTTGCACCGGTTGGAGTTGAAGCACCAGAACCACCGGTTGCAGATAATATTGGATTAAGACCCGCATTGCGAAGATCAGCGACTTCGCGTGTATGAGCGGTAGAAGACATACGTTCCTGAAATCGCATTTGTTCACGAGACAAAGCAATATTTTGTTGATTAGCACGGTAAGCACCATAAGCAGAAACAACACCACCAACAACAGCAGCACCAGCTGCCAAAGCACCAACAATACCAAATTGATATTGAGGTATAAAGAAAGAAAGATATTTACGTAATAACCACATTAGAAATGATCAATCTTGCCGGGAATACCGAACGTTGGTAATACACGAGCACACGTAATATCAAAGTATGTATCAAAGATAAAATGTGGTTCAGATGAGACAGCAACAACACGATCAACAGGAGGATTCTCCTCGATAAAAGTTTGACCGAGTGTAGGACGAGTTGCGAATTCCTGAGACAAATGCCATGAATCTAAAGGTACAGCAGAACCAGAAAGAAATTTACCGGATATACGGGAAATATTATAACGGTACTCATCGTACCGAGGTACATAACCGAAAACATCTTCATCATTAGCAGTACCATCGACGAAGATTTCCTTTGAAATAATTGCTTGTTCACCAAGACCAGCAAGAACAGGATAGGCAGTATCATAACGCGTTTGATGAGAGAAGAAACGATTTAAACCTTGCTGATATGTATAATCAGCACGAACAGAAAGGATAGACATAACCACACCATGTTCAGTAAAGGATTTTGTAAAACCTTTACCTTGCGAGACAGAAGTACCATAAGCAGAAAGATCGCCTGTGAAACTTGTACCAGTCAGAATTGCCGGTGCAGTCTGAGAGACTGGCGTAATACTAATTGGTGAAGATCCACCACCGAGAAACTCAGGTCGATAAGAAGAATCGTAGAAATCAGTTACACCAAAATGACCGCGAAGCACTTCTGGAAGACGAGTACCAGACCTGGCATCGCGTTCGATTAAACGTTGAACCTGGAAAGACTCACGGAGATCGTTGATCGTTGCCGCTGTCGCTGCTGATAAATCAGCACGAATATTTGGAAAAGTCAGATTATTAGGATCTTCTTCCATGAGCGCACCGGCCTGCATAGTGTTTGCAAATACCGTTGCACCAGTACCATCTGTTTCATAAACATTTGTTGGACCAGCATTAACATTTTGCGTTGTTGGACCAATACCAATAATAGGAGCTGTTGCACCCAAAGGAAGTGAAACAGAAGAACCACGTTGTGGAGATGGCAACGCTTGAGTAAAATAATCAAAACGTTTGCCACGACGTTGGAGCCGATAATCTGTATCTGCATCTGGGCCATCATCAGTATCAGAAACAACAGAACTAATTAAATTTTGATCACGATACCAGTGATTATAACATTGAGAATAACAACGCGTAAGTTCCGCATTAATTGACACATCGGTTGCATCAATACCTTCTGGAATACCTAAATAATTAAGTAATACAGCTGTACGACCAACAATAGTATTTAGATCACCATCTGCATCTGAATTAACTGTTCCAGCTAATACTGGAATAGTAAAAGATATTGAATCACCTGGGTTTGCTTGTTCACCATGGAATTTACGATAATTGTCCCAGTAAATACGTGTAGGGATAAAGAAATGCTGAATATCCAACATCATGTTATCCATGATAGGAAAGAGTGGCGTTGAAAGACGAGCGAATATAGTTGGATTCATCGTCATAGTGTCGCCTGGTAAAACCATTTGCCAGAAGATTGGAATTAACCAACCAGCATCACCCGTAGTTTTATGTCCCATTGACATTTTAAATTGTGAGCGCGGTAGTGATACAGAAGGATTGACCGCGAAGTTATGAATGACAGATTTTTGTTTCATTAGGAAAGTCTCCGATAGTTTTTATACATTTTTATAGTTTTATCCATTACGACTTGTGGCACATCATCAGAATCCAATTGATTATGGACATATATCTGAGCGATCGATTTAGAGACTTGATCAGGCAAAGCATTCCATTGCTTGCCTGAATCATTAACAGTTGAACTGTTAAATAAGTTTTCGATATTAATCGTTTGCAGAGTCATTATCAGGTACTTCAAGACCAGACATTATACGCGTTGGAGATTGCAACGGTGTTATAAGACCCGACGAATCGTCATAACTACCCACAGCGTAAAGAGTTAAATCATTTTTTTGAGGTTGTTTAGTTACACCATCGATAAAATCACGTTTTGCGGTACCATCATTGATACTACAGAATGGATTTTGAAATACCTCAGCAAGATCGTCACGTACACAGTACATTAATTTTTTCATAAAATTCTATCCAATTGTTTATTGTGAGCCTCAGCACATTTTTTTCGTTGAGACAACCGAGACTCGGAATTGTCTAACGACATTGATGCAAGATAATTTCGACCAGCTTTTATATCATCGTACATTTCAGGTTCTATTGATCCAATGTATTTATCATAGTATTTTGCGGGGCGCATACGTAAGCCCCGGATTGTGGTGTAGTCCTTTGGATAACAATCATTTGTATATTTTTCGATCCAATCGTGAGCAATACCGTGGCCACTACGGCCACCACGAGACATGAGCGAGAATTCAGGCAAGACCGGAGAAATTTCACCAGTAAAGGAGTTAATACGCTCATAAGGTTTGAGACCAGTTTCATTATCAATTATGTCTAAAGCTTTTCCATTCAATTTTTTTAAACAATAGCGAGCAACGTAACCAGCAGACTCGAAAGTAACAGTACCAACAGTAACAAAACCAAGACTCCAGATGCTTTCAAGTATGGGAGAGGTGTAGATCGGCTCACCACTAGGTGAATCAAATAAATACATCCAATCAGGGAAGTTAAAACCAAAAAGGATAGCGTGATAATGGGGACGATTAGATTTATCACCGTATTCCCCACACTGGAAAAATTTTATTTTCTTTTCTGGATAACGGGAGCGAAGACGCTTCATGAAAAGTTGAAAATCGCGCTTTATAAGACCGCAATCGGGTGGTAAATTTTCGGGATTGTAAGTGAGAGTTATAAAACAATTGTCCGAGTGTAATTGGGCTTCGTGTACGCATCTCATAGCCCACTGGCGAGAACGTTCAAGACGGCAACCCAAACACTGACCACAAGGAAGTAATAGTTCGGAGCCACCATCAGAATATTGATATTTGTCACCAGGAGACCAACCCTTCAATGCAGAATGAAAAACCACCGTCCCATTGTCGAGGCGGTTGGCTTTCATCATATTGAAACAAGTCATTTATAACCGTGTACCCGTTCGCATGTTAGGACGTGTACGGTTCGCACGGTGTACGCCCGTGCTATTTTTGAAGCTTCGCTTCGAGTTTTTAGATTTCATTTTGTAACGTTTTTTCATTTCTATAGGTCCTCCAGAAAAGTATATAAGTAAATACTAAAGTAAGTAGAGGTACTAGCGTACCATTAAGACAGACAGGATGTAAACACCTGTCAGTCAGTACAGTTAGATCAAGTAGAGGATGTACTGACC